GTCTATGGACAATTATCTTATAAAATGTGGATTTAAGATAATGAGATTTTGGGAACACGATATTAAATCTAATGATAAAATTTTCGAATGCATAGGAGGCTGCAATGTTGCGTAATTGCGATGGTAGTCCATATCATTCGATTGGTTCGATTGCCCAATTTGATCCTGAAAACACAACACATGATTTGTTTAATCTGTGGGATCAGGACTCGATCAAAATAGGCGGCTCTCCGATAATGTACTTTGAGTGTTTAATCAATTTTACCACGGTTGACAAATTGTATTTGGAAGCCAGGGATAAATTATTTTCCACTTATCCTGTACAGTTATATGGTTTTTATGAACCGGTTCCAGATCAAAACCATCAGAATATGTTTGGGATAGACTCTTTAGAAGATATGATCTTTGAGTTTAACAAACAAGCAGTAATTGACGCCATTGGACACGTTCCAAAATTAGGCTCTCGACTTTATTCACCACACAAACGACAAAATTGGGTGGTCATTCAAAGAAATATGGGAGAGTGGAAAATGTGGGGCGAATTAAGGATTCAATTGCTTTGTCAGAAGTTTCAAGAATCTATCACGACTGGAGAGGGTCAAGTTTCACAAGCACAACCAGATTTCAAAATTACTTAGGAGAAAATATGAAAAGTTTTAGAGAGTGGAAAGAAGAAGATACACAAGATGAAAACCCGGTATTGTTACTCAAAAATCTCAATGTTCTTGCCAAACAATTAGAAGGCGAGTTGAAAGAATACAAGGGCGAGCGGTTCCAAGGATTCATCGAAATGATTGGTGCAATCAATAGTTTGCGAATGACGCTTGCAGAAATTGACACTGGCGCATTTCGTCCAGGCTGGATGACAAGTGAATCCGATGGTGATGGCAAACCAAATGCACCTCATGGTATGCAAAAATTAGCCGATGCAGAAAAGAAGTCAGCGGGGTCGAGAGACTTGCGAAAAGATTTGAGTGCAGATTACAAAGGCCACATTAAAAGTAATGGAACAGTAGAACCTTTCAAACTTAAAAAATAGGAGTTAACCATGTGGTGGGCCATCGGTTATACAATTGGAGCAATTATTATTTTCATAGCAATGATGGTATTGGCCTATTTTGGCGAATCTTTTGATAGCAAGAAAACCACTCTTAGTAAGAAAATTACAGTTGCAATGTTTTATGGAATTATTTGGCCAATTGCAATACCACTTATGCTTTGGGCTATTTTTGGTCGCTACTAGTTTCTAAACACAAATTCAATGTTTTTAGAGAGCTTATGAACTTTCTTGATAAATTTTCTAGGTAATTTGGGCGGATACAGAGTGCCACGAACCTCAAGTATGGTTACGGGCACTCTTTCTTTATGTTTTTGTATACGATATGACTTCATTGTAACTTTAATAAATTATGTGCTAATAACCATAACTAATTTAGTTGAGTACGGGATTAAATTATGAGTAAACAAATCAATCAAGGGAATTATGCTCAAAAATCATTGAATGATTGCAATGAGAAAAGTCCTGTCCAAGAAAAAATAAGCGAAGACAAAATCCCACAATTATGTCAACCAGAAGATTCTTTGAAGTCCACAGATCAACCAGGAATGGGTTGGCTAAGTGATTACTGTGATGAATCTGGAAGGGAGGGCGGTGGTCAAGATGGCACTTGCGATCCCATGCAGAGTGGACAAATTCTTAACGATTTAAGAAACCCAAATAGAAACGTGCTTTATCGTTATGCCAAGGGTATTCGTCACGCTGACATGGCTATGAAAGATATGTTTAGTCAAGTAGCAGTAATTGATCCAAATGGCAAGGGGTTTCCAGTTCCTATTATTTACGGCACCCAAGAACGTGCTGTTGCAGCTATCATGTTCGATAATGTCAGAAAAGACAACAGCTTAGTAGTAGATCGAATTAAGCTTCCGTTATTATCTATTTATCAATCAGGGATGCAGTTTGCGCAAGGTCGTTACACCTATCATAAAGCAGTGGATTACATGAGAAGATTACGACCTGATAGGGCTCCTGGATTTACTACCAGCGAATTTAGAGAAAGAGACACTGTATTTGGTGTTACTAGGGGAATTCCTATTGATGTGGAATACACATTATCGGCCTGGGCGTTGTATATCGAAGATATGAATCAAATAGTTGAACAGATCCTTACGAAATTCAGTCCAATGGCATATATAAGTGTAAGAGGCGTTCAATGGGAAATTGGCGTTAAGCTCAATTCCATAGCTAATAACTTGGAGGCAGAGCCGGGAGATCAGAAACTAAGAGTAATTAAATTCCAGTTTAATTTAACGGCTGAAACATATATACCTCAGCCAATTGTTCGACACAAAGCTGTCTTAGCAGCGAAAATTGATATGTCGGGCAATGGGACTGAAATAGAAGAGATGACAGAGGCACTAGATAGATTAGAGATTGCGATTAAGGAGTTCGGTTCATGATAGAAATCACAAACCACAACAGGTTTCCTGTACAGGTCATTGTGAAAAAGCAAGGGAGGCCCCGAGCTTTCACAACTCTGAACATTCCTGGAATGGGCAAGGGAAAAAACGTCTATTACCTCGACGATCAGAGAAGCACTGAATATATTGAACGTGTCGAAGCGAAATTTGGTTTAATTACCACTAGATACATACCTGATAATGAAGTAAAGCAAAAGGGAGAATAAACTATGGCGATTTTAAGGGGATTTCCGCCGTCTAATACAATTAGTCCGAGTGTTAGAATCACTGAGAAGGATTTAAGCTACATTGCTCCGTCCAACACCTTCCACCGTGCTGGTTTGGTTGGATTTGCAAGTAAGGGACCGCTTAACCTTCCCACTATTGTTGCAAGTCAACGGCAATTGAATACAATTTTTGGATACCCTCACCCAGAAGAGAGTGATCCTTATCTAATTTATGCTGCATCGCAGTACCTACAAATTGCTAATGAGCTTTATGTAGTACGTGTAGCTGATGATGATGCGGTAAGCAGTGAACAGGCCACAACAGCCTGGGTAGATGTGCCGTCCGCTGGTGGAACGATTCAAGTAAGAGCGGGCACTTCAACCGGTCTTCCAATGTCAGCATTTAGATTTAGCACCGACTGTTTCTTGAGATGGAAGCTTAATGGAGTTGTTTCTTCAAGAGTTTTAGTCATTCCAGCCGGTGGTATCAATATCAATTCTGGAAATTGGGTGCAATTTACATATAACGTTCCAAATGCATCTGGCTTGATGGGCGGCATATACCAAGAAGACAATGATGATCCGCACATGACGAATAATGACGGTAGTTCTCATGCAATGCAATTAGATGGAGTAACTTACAAGAACATTATTTGTCAGTTGAACAGCCAATTAGATTATAGCAATCCGGCAGAACTCGGCTATCTAGATGGCATTAGTTTTTACAATGATGGAGGCAATTTGGCAGTCCAGACATTGTGGGCTGCTGGCCCGACTTGTTCTTTGGAGTTTACATCTGTAGGAAATTCTGCATTGCATCCAATGGCAAGCATATTAAGTGGTGCGGCGGCAGCAGATACCGGTCTAGGATTCGGATGGGAAATGGAGTCAGCCATTCTTCCTGGATACTATGATTACTATCCACAAACTGGATCTCATCCAACAAGTGGAAAGTGGGTTATTCCAACTACTATGAATTTGCTAGAGGTGGTAGTGGATGGTACTGGAAATGATAATATCGACAATGCTGTTCAGGTTATTAATCTAACATCTGTAGATGATGGTGTAACTGGTCGTGAAGTTACAACGGCCGATATTGTAAGGTGCATTAATCGTCAAATAAACAATGGCTATACTGACGGTCATCCCACATGGTTAATTCCTGGTGGTTTTTGTGCAGTTGGTGGTGGAATTAACGGTAAAGATACGCAATTGGGATACACTCCTAAGCTACCTAACGATGGAAGCAACGAGCTTAGATATGTGGATTACACGGTACTCTTTGCTGATGAAACAGAGTCTTCAGATGACTTCTCAGGCTCGCCAAGCGATTATTCCAGCATGGGAGTAGCGACTACTCTAAACCTAAACGCTTCGTATATAACACTAGCTACGTTGCATAAAGGTCGTGACGCTAGAGTTTATGTTCGTCCGTCGTCAACAGCCAGTGCCGCCTTAGGATTTAATCAAGTGAATCAGAATGGCGATAACATTAATAGCGATACTGCTCCTGGTTATACCCCATATGGTACTGCTGGAGGTGCGAGAGATGAGGCGTTTGGTCTATGGTATGGTGCCTCTAATAGTGGAGAGA